ATGAGCATGGCTGCGCTGAGGGATTCCGGCCGCGATAAGCTCCACATCGTCCGGAAGCATTGCACGGCAACGCCGGTCGACATCGCCACTCTCGCGCGTGATCTTGGCGTGGACTATTCCGAGGTGCCCATGAGGGCGGGTGTCTCGGGACGGTTCGAGCGTCGCGGCGGTCGCTATGCCATCCTGGTCAACGCGGCGGAGGGGCAGCAGAGGCGGCGCTTTATCGCGGCGCATGAGGTGGCGCACCTTCTTCTTCACCGCGACCTCCTGGATGAACAGGGGCACGTCGACGGGTTGTTTTCGGATGGGATTGCGGCTTCCGCGACAGCCATCACGCCGGAGCACGACATCCAGGCCAACCGCCTGGCCGTGGACCTGATCCTGCCGGGCGCGGCCGTGCGGTCCTGGCGGGCGGTCACGCCAAGCCTGACGGCTCTGGCCGCCAGGTTCGATATCTGTCCGGCGGCGATGCGGATCCGGCTTCGGACGCTGGGGCTGCCGGCCTGCAGCTTAGAATCCGGCTAGGAAATTAGTCCTTGACAGCGTGACGCTCCTCCGGTACAACACATCCATGCTGAAGAAGTGTAGGCGGCGGCCACCGGAGACGGGGTCGCCGCTTTGCGTCGGGAGGTGCGATGCCGGGTGCGATCCTTGTCGATCCTGAGGTGCTGCAGCAGGCCAGGCAGCTCTATGAGGAAACCTCGGTTCCCATCGATGCCATTGCGGGCATGATGGGAATGAAATCGCGGACCTTCCAGACCCTGCGCGAGAAGCACGGCTGGAAACTGCGGCAGCCACGGCGGCCGGCGGAAACGGGGGGTGCTGCGGCGGCTGAGCCGGAAGAAGCCGGGCCGCCGGTGGAGAGCCCGGTCGTGGCTGCGCTGCCAGGTGCCGATCGTGCCGCCACCATCTCCCGCATCCGCGACACCGTGGAGAGGGAGATCGCGGCGGTCGAGCTGAGCCTGCGCCGCCTGGACCGGCTGACGCCCCGGGTGGGCGACGGCGAGAAAGCGGCGCGCACCCTGGCCAGCCTGGTGAAGACCTTGAACGAATTGAAGCGGCTCGACGCGGCACAGGCCACGGACGCTCCGGCGGCGGAAGACGGGACCGACATCGATGAATTCCGCCGCGACCTTGCGCGCCGCCTTGATGCGCTGTGTGCGAGCGGGGAAGACGGCTGAGGCGCTGGCGCTTCTGAGCCTGCGCGAAGCGGAGTGCCTGCTGGGTGACTGGCCGATCTGGGGACGCGCCGCGCAGCGCCCGCCGCCGACGACGGCGGATGGTGGCGAATGGACGGTGTGGATGTTCCTCGGCGGTCGCGGCGCCGGCAAGACGCGCGCCGGGGCCGAATGGGTGAGGGGGCTTGCCCTTGGGCTGAAGGATTTTACCTCCGAGCCGGTCGGGCGCATCGCCCTCGTCGGCGAGACCGCGTCCGATGTGCGCGAGGTGATGGTGGAAGGCGTGTCCGGCATCCTGTCGCTGGGCGGCCGTCCACGACCGCTGTGGGAGCCCTCACGAAAACGCCTGATCTGGCCCAACGGTGCGGTGGCGCAGTGCTTCTCGGCGGAGGATCCCGAGGCGTTGCGCGGGCCGCAATTCGGGGCGGCCTGGTGCGACGAGGTCGGCAAGTGGAAGCGCGCCGACGATGTGTGGGACATGCTGCAGTTCGGCCTGCGGCTGGGCCAAGCGCCGCGCCAGCTGGTGACCACGACGCCGCGCCCGATCCCGCTGTTGAAGCGATTGATGGCCGACCGCCGCACGGCGGTGACGCACGCAACCACGCGGGCCAACGCCTACCATCTGGCGCCGAGCTTTCTGGAGACGGTGGTGGGGCGCTATGCCGGCACCCGTTTGGGCCGGCAGGAGCTGGACGGCGAGATCATCGAAGATCGGCCGGATGCGCTGTGGACGCGCGACGGTATCGAGGCCGCGCGGTGTGATATGGCGCCGGCACTGGGGCGCATCGTGGTGGCGGTCGATCCGCCGGCGGGTGGCGGCAAGAGATCGGACGCCTGCGGGATTGTGGTGTGCGGCCGCGCCGAGGACGGCACCGTCTATGTGCTGAAGGACGACACGGTGTCGGTGGCTCGGCCCGATCTGTGGGCTGCCCGCGCCGTGGCATCGTGGCGTGCCTTTGAGGCCGACGCGCTGGTGGCCGAGGCCAACCAGGGCGGGGAGATGGTGCGTTCGGTGTTGGCGCAGGCCGACCCCGAGGTGCCGGTGACGCTTGTCCATGCCACGCGCGGAAAATGGCTGCGGGCAGAGCCGGTGGCCAATCTCTACGCGCAGGGCCGCGTCCGCCATGTCGGTGCGCACCCGGCGCTCGAAGATGAGATGTGCGATTTCGGGCTGAACGGCCTGTCCGGCGGGCATTCGCCGGACCGCCTCGACGCGCTGGTCTGGGCCGTGACGTCGCTGGCGCTGAACGGCCCTAAGGGCAGCCCACGGCTGCGCGGGTTCTGAAATCTAAGGCCCAGAAGTTTTCTAGGCGGGAGTTCCGATGTTCCAGGGATTGCAGAACCTTATCCGACGCGCGGCGCCGGAGGAGAAGGCCTCGCGCGCCCATGGCCTGATCGCCATCCAGAACGGCGGCCAGCCGGTTTGGACGCCGCGTGACTATGCGGCCCTGGCACGTGAGGGCTTCGTCAAGAACGCCATCGTCTACCGCTGTGTCAGGCTGATTGCAGAAGCCGCGGGATCGGTGCCGCTGCTGCTCTACGAGAACGGCCGGGAGCTCGACCAGCATCCGGTGCTGGACCTGCTGGCGCAGCCCAATGCGCGGCAGAGCGGGCAGGCCTTTCTAGAGTGCCTGATCGGGCACCTGCTGGTGGCCGGCAATGGCTATGCCGAAGCCGCCATGGTGGACGGTGTGCCGCGCGAACTGCACGCCTTGCGACCGGACCGCATGCGGGTGGTGGCGGGCTCCGACGGCTGGCCTGAGGCCTACGATTATTCCGTGGGTGCGGAAACGGTGCGGTTCCGGCAGGACGTCGGCGACGTGCCGCCGATCCTGCACCTCGCCTTCTTCCATCCGCTCGACGACCATTACGGGCTGTCGCCCTTGGAAGCGGCGGCGCAGGCCATCGACATCCACAACGCGGCGGCCGCCTGGAACAAGGCCCTGCTCGACAACGCGGCGCGGCCCTCCGGTGCGCTGGTCTATCAGGGACCGGACGGTGCGAACCTTTCCGACGACCAGTTTGACCGGCTGAAGGCGGAACTGGAGAACCAGTTCCAAGGCTCCGCCAATGCCGGGCGGCCGCTGCTGCTCGACGGCGGGCTCGACTGGAAAACCATGGCGCTGTCGCCTAAGGACATGGACTTCATGGAGGCCAAGAACGGCGCGGCGCGCGAGATCGCGCTGGCCTTCGGCGTGCCGCCCATGCTGCTGGGCATCCCCGGCGACAACACCTATGCGAACTACCAGGAAGCCAACCGCGCGCTGTGGCGCCAGACGGTGCTGCCGCTGATCGGCCGCGTGGCGCAGGATCTCGCGCACTGGCTGTTGCCGGCATTCGGCACGGCGCGGCTGCGGCTGGAGCCCGATCTTGACCGCATCGAGGCGCTGGGGGGCGAACGCGAGACGCTGTGGCGGCGCGTCTCGGCGGCATCGTTCCTGACCGAAGACGAGAAGCGCCTGGCCGTGGGCTACGGCCCGCGCGCCGGCTGAGCCTTCCACAAATCGACATTTCCATGGCGGGCCCAAGACCTCCGGTCTGGGCGAGGAGACCCCATGCCTGACATCTGGACCCCTGTTGCCGAAACCAAGAGGACGGCGCGGCCGCCGCGCGCGGTGGCGCCGGGAGGCGTCATCTCGGGCTATGCAAGCTTGTTCGGCGAAACGGACCTTGGCGGCGACATCGTGGCCAAGGGCGCGTTCCGCGACAGCCTGCGCCGCAACGGCCCGGCACGGGTGCGCATGCTGTTCCAGCACGATCCCACGGAGCCCATCGGCGTGTGGGACGAGATCCGCGAGGACAGCATGGGGCTGCGCGTGCGCGGCCGGCTGGCGCTGAAGGTGGCCCGTGCCGCCGAGGTGTGGTCGCTGATCCAGGAGGGGGCGATCGACGGCCTCTCCATCGGCTTCAAGGCCGTGAGTGCGCGCCGTGATGCGCGCTCCGGCGTGCGGCGGCTGGAGCGTGTCGACCTCTGGGAGATCTCCATCGTGACGTTCCCGATGCTGCCGGAAGCCCGCATCGCCGCCCTGAAGGCCGCTCCTCCTCTTGTGCCGAAGCGGGCGCCCCTTGGGCTCGCGACCTCCCATGCCGGTTCGATCCGGGCGCAGGCCGAGGCGCTGTTCCGGCCGCGCTAGCCGCACCCGCTCTCCCCGTTCCGCAAGCCGCCCCTGGGCGGCTTTTTTCGTTTGCTTCCCCACGAGGTACTTTGATGAACGCACATGCAGCGACCCGCGCCCCCGAGTGCAAGGCGGCCGATTTCAACCCCACCAGCGGCGAGGTGGTGGAGGCCTATGATGCCTTCATGCGCGCCTTCGAAGGCTACCGCGACGCCAATGACGAGCGCCTCTCCGAGATCGAGAGCCGCCTCAGCGCGGACCCGGTGACGGAGGAGAAGCTGGCCCGCATCGACGCTGCGCTCGACCGCCAGAAGGACGTGCTGGACCAGATCGTGCTGAAGGCGCGGCGCCCCTCCATGGGCGGCGATCCCGACCGGGTGACGGCGGGCTCGCGTGAACGCAAGACGGCGTTCGAGGGCTATATCCGCCGCGGCGATGCCTCGGCCATGCTGCGGCTGGATGCCAAGTCCCTCTCGGTGGGGTCCGCGTCCGATGGCGGCTATCTCGTGCCGGACGAGACCGAGCGCGAGATCGGCCGCCGCCTGGCCGCGAGTTCGCCGATCCGCGCCATTGCCGGCATCCGCACCATCTCGGCCTCGGTGTACAAGAAGCCGTTCGCGACCGGCGGCTTTGCCACCGGCTGGGTGGGCGAGACCGACGCCCGCGTGCAGACCGCGACGCCGACCCTGGCCGAGCTCGAGTTTCCGGCCATGGAGCTCTACGCCATGCCGGCGGCGACGCAGACGCTGCTCGACGACGCGGCCGTCGACCTCGACCGCTGGATCGCGGAGGAGGTGGACACGGCGTTTGCGGCGCAGGAATCCGCCGCCTTTGTGAACGGGGACGGCGACAAGAAGCCCAGGGGCTTCCTGAACCCGGACACGGTGGCCGAGGCCTCGTGGAGCTGGGGAAAGATCGGCTTCATCACCACCGGCGTGTCGGGTGATTTCGCCGCCACCAGCCCGGCCGACCGGATCGTCGACCTGGTCTATGCGCTGAAGGCCGGCTACCGCCAGAACGCCCGGTTCGTGATGAACCGCCGGACCCAGGCCGCGGTGCGCAAGCTGAAGGACTCGGATGGCCGCTATCTCTGGCTCCCGCCGGCCGAAGCGGGCGGCGATGCCTCGCTGCTGGGCTTCCCGGTAACCGAGGCGGAGGACATGCCGAACATCGCGGCGAACGCCTTCCCCATCGCGTTCGGCGACTTCCGGCGCGGCTACCTCGTGGTGGATCGCCTGGGCGTGCGGGTGCTGCGCGACCCCTTCTCGGCCAAGCCCTACGTGCTGTTCTACACGACCAAGCGTGTTGGCGGCGGGGTGCAGGACTTCGACGCGATCAAGCTGCTGAAGTTCGGCGTCTCCTGACGCCGGCCTGATCGACGGACCCCCTTCCGCTGCGGCGGGAGGGGGTGCCTCTCCTGAATCACATTTTGAAAGCGGCTTGCCATGCCCTTGATCCTGCTGACGAAGCCGGAAGAAGAGCCGTTGTCGGTGGACGACATGAAGGTCTACCTGCGCGTCGACCATGATGACGACGACGCGCTGATCTTCGACCTTATTGCCGCGGCGCGCCGGCACGTGGAGAACGGCACCGGCAAGAGGCTGGTGACGCAGGCGTGGCGCGTGGTGCTCGATGTCTGGCCCGACGACGGCGTCGTGAGCCTGCCGCTGTCGCCGGTGGTGCGCGTTGCGGGCGCCTGCCTGCGGGCCATCAATGGCGTGGCCACGCCTTTGGCCACGGCGGACTGGATTCTGGACTGCTCCGGCCGGCTGCACATCGCGTTTCGTCCGCCGCTGCTGCGGGCGTTCGCCGGCATCGAGATCGATGTCGAGGTGGGGTTCGGCGCGGGGTCCGAGGTGCCGGCCGGGTTCGTGCAGGCGATACGGCTCCTGGTGGCGCACTGGTATGAGAACCGCACGGTCGCCAGCGGCGAGACGCTGTTCCAGCCGCTTGCGGTCGCAGCCCTGATGGCGCCCGAGCGCGCCCTGAGGCTGTGACGATGGCGGCTCCAAGCATCGGCGCGCTGCGCCACCGCCTGATGATCCAGGCCCCCGTCGACACCGAGGACGGCGCCGGTGGCTTCCGGCGGACCTGGCGCGACACCGAACCCGTCTGGGCCTCCGTGCAGGCGGCGTCTGCCTTCGACGCAAGCCTTGGCCGCAGTGGTCAGACCATCTCCCATCGCATCACGATGCGGTGGCGCGACGACCTCACGACTGGTCACCGGATGCGTGATGGAACCCGCATCTACATCGTACGTTCTGTCCACGACGCGACCGGAGAGAAACGCTTTCTCGTCGCCCTTACCGAGGAAAATCGTCCATGAAAATCGCCCGCTCCTTTGACGGCTACGGTGAATTCGCTCGCAAGATCGCCGCTGAAGCGGGCCTGCGCGTGGACGCTCTGATCGCCCGCAACGCACGCCGTATCCGCACCGAGACGAGCGATGCCTTCCTCGGTGGCGACGCATGGCCGGGCGCTCTCGCTTACGCCCGCGTGAGCGCGCGCCGTTGAGCGCCGCGCTCGCTCTGCGGGCGGCGGTTCGGAACAGGCTGGCGGATGATGCGGCGTTGAGTGAACTGCTCGGTGGCGCAAAGATCTACGACGAAGTGCCGGCAGGTACCGAGGTGCCGTATGTCGTCATGACGGACATCGAGAGCCGCGAGGCCGGCGATGCCACGGACGATGGGCAGGAACACCGCTTCACGCTCAACATCTGGTCCCAAGAAGCCGGCATGGGCCAAGCGCTGAGTGCCGCCAATCAGGTGGTGAATTCGCTGGAAGGCGGGAACTTCCTCGTTGAGGGTCACCACCTCACCAACCTGCGCTGGCTGGCGACCGAAGCCCGCCGCGCCTCCGATGGCCGCCACCGCATGGCGCAACTGCGCTTCCGCGCCGTGACCGAGCCGGGCGCCTAGCCACAACTTCTTTCCCTCCCAAGACCAACTTTCAGCCCTCGTTCGCCAGCCGGACGGGGGCTTTTTCTATTCCGGGGTGCCTATGACAGCTCAGAAGGGCAAGGACCTGCTGCTCAAGATCGGGAACGGTCTGGGCGGCTTCACGACTGTGGCCGGCCTGCGGGCACGCGCCCTGATGCTGAACGCAGAGACCGTCGACGTGACGCATTCGGAGAGCGCTGGCCGCTGGCGCGAACTGCTGGAAGGCGCTGGCGTGAAGCGCGCCGGCCTTTCCGGCTCCGGCGTGTTCCGGGACGGCGAGTCGGATGCGCTGACGCGCGAGGTGTTCTTCAACGGCACCATCCGGCCCTGGCAGATCGTCGTGCCGAGCTTCGGCACCATGTCGGGCCCGTTCCAGATCACGAGCCTCGAATACCGAGCCGACCACATGGGCGAGGTGACCTTCGACATCGCCATGGAAAGCGCGGGCGAGCTCGCCTTCGCTGCCCTCGCCTGAAGGGGAGCGCAACATGGCAAATCATCACCGCGGCGAGATCGCGGCGGAACTCGGTGGGCAGGGCTACGTGCTGTGCCTGACCCTTGGCGCGCTGGCGGAGCTTGAGGCGGCGTTCGGCGCCGAAGATCTGCTGGCGCTGGCGGCGCGGTTCGAGAGCGGGCGCCTGTCCTCGCGGGACGCCATCCGCATCCTCGGCGCGGGGTTGCGCGGCGGCGGCAACGCGATTTCCGATTCGGAGGCCGCCGGCCTCACGGCCGAAGGTGGCCTGGCCGGCCATCTCGACATCGTGGCGCGCCTGCTCACCGCGACGTTCGGTGGCGGGGAGGCCGCCCCGGCAAACCCTCTTTAGGCGCGCGGCCGGAGCGCGCGCCGTTCCCCTGGCGCGACGTGATGGCCGCCGGGCTGGGCGTGCTGCACCTGCCACCGCGCGACTTCTGGACCATGACACCGCGTGAGTTGGCCTCCGCCATCGAAGGCCTGTCCGGCAGGCGCCGCGCCGCACCGCTCGGTGGTGCCGAGCTCGCGGAGCTGATGCAGCTTTTCCCCGACTGAAGATGCCCCCTTCTTTTCCATTCTGAGGTTCGCCATGCCCTTTGACTCCGAGGACCGGAGGACCGTGTCCGTCGATGCGGACACCTCCTCCGTCGAACGTTCGCTAGGCAATCTCGACACGCTGGCGAAAGGGTTCGGGCGTTCGCTGTCGTCCGCGCTGGAAGGCGCCACGGTGCGGGGCAAATCCCTGTCCGATGTGCTGCGCGGGCTGGGGGACCGGCTCGTCAACCTGGCGCTCCGCAGCGCCATGAAGCCCCTGGAGAACAGCTTGGCCGGCATGTTCGGCAACCTCGTCAGCGGCGTCATGCCGTTCGCCAAGGGCGGGGTGCTGGGCTCGCGCGTGCAGCCCTTCGCCTCCGGCGGCGTGGTGTCGTCTCCGACGTTCTTTCCCATGGGCGGCGGCGCGACCGGGCTGATGGGTGAAGCCGGGTCCGAGGCCATCCTGCCCCTGGCACGGGGCAGCGACGGCCGGCTCGGCGTGCGCAGCGGGCGTGGCGGCGGGACCAACGTGACGGTGCACATCGCGACGCCCGACGCGGAGAGCTTCCGCCGTTCGGAAGCGCAGGTTTCGGCCTCCCTGGCACGGGCGGTGGCGCGCGGCCGGAGGGGCTTGTAGATGGCCGCCTTCCACGAGGTTCGTTTCCCCATCGAAATCGCTTTGGGAGCGCGCGGCGGTCCTGAACGCAAGACCGAGATCGTGACGCTGGGGTCAGGACGCGAGCAGCGCAATGCCCGCTGGACGCATGCGCGCCGGCGCTGGGATGCCGGCTGGGGCCTCAAGACCCTGGCCGGGCTCGCCGAGGTCGTCGCGTTCTTCGAGGAGCGGCGCGGCCAGCTGCATGGCTTCCGCTGGCGCGACCGGCTCGACCACACCTCCGCGCCGCACGGGCGGGAGGTGACGCCGGTCGACCAGGTTCTGGGAACCGGCGACGGGCTGCGCACGGTGTTCCAGCTCGGCAAGACGTACGGCGTGGGCAACGATCCCTATGTGCGCCCCGTCACCAAACCCGTCGCGGGTAGCGTCCGCGTGGCCGTGAACGGTTCCGAGGTAAGCTCCGCGGTGACGGTCGATGCCACCACCGGCGCCGTGACTTTTGCGACGCCGCCGGCGGCCGGTGCGATCCTGAGGGCCGGCTTCGCATTCGACGTTCCCGTGCGCTTCGACAGCGATTTCCTCGAGGTTGACCTCGCCGCCTTCGAGGCCGGGGCGATCCCCTCCATCCCCGTCATCGAGATCCGTCCCTGACGGAACACGGTTCTGCGTGAAGGATTTCCATGCGCGACATTCCTGCCGAACTTGCCCTGCACCTGAAAGGCGAGGTGACGACCTGCTGCCGCTGCTGGCGCGCGACACGGCGCGACGGGCTGGTGCTGGGCTTCACCGACCATGACGAGGACGTCGTGTTCGATGGCACCGCCTACCGCGCCGCCAGCGGTCTGGATGCTGCGGAGGCCAGCTCGGATTTCGGCTTTGCCGTCGGGGGCGGCGAGGTCGCGGGCGCGCTCGGTTCGGACAGCCTGACGGAAGAGGATCTCTGCGCCGGCCTGTGGGACTCGGCACGGGCCGAGACCATGCTGGTGAACTGGAACGACCCGTCACAGGGAATTTGCCTGAACGTCGGCGAGATCGGCGACGTGCGGCGCGGCGGAGCGGCGTTCACCGCCGAGCTGCGCTCAATGAGCCACCGGCTGGAGGCAAGGACCGGGCGCCTCTACGCCGCGCGTTGTGACGCGGAGCTGGGCGACGCGAGGTGTCGCAAGAACATCGACACGGACGAATTTCGCGGTGCGGGCGCGGTGCTGTCCGTCGCCAGCCGTTTCGAGGTGGTGGTGACAGGCCTTGCCGCGTTTGCAAGCGGCAGTTTCACAGGCGGAACCCTGACCTGGATGGCCGGCGCGAACGCGGGGCAGGGCAGCGCGGTGCGCGAGCACCGTGGCGAGGGCGCTGTGGCGCGCATCGGGTTCTGGCAGGCGGCCGGCTTTACCGTCGCGGAAGGCGATGCCTTCACCGTCCACGCCGGCTGCGACAAGGCCTTCGAGACCTGCCGCGACCGCTTCGCCAACGTCGTGAACTTCCGGGGATTTCCGCACATGCCCGGCACCGACCGCGCCCTGGGCTATCCCACGGCCGAAGACGGCGACCTCGACGGCGGGAGCCTGTTCCAGTGAACGGCGCGGTGATCGTGACCGAGGCGCGCCGCTGGATCGGCACGCCGTATCGCCACCAGGCCAGCGTAAGGGGCGTCGGCTGCGACTGCCTCGGCCTCGTGACCGGGGTTTGGCGGGCGCTCCTTGGCGAACTGCCGGAAACGCCGCCGCCTTACGCGCCCGACTGGGCGGAAGCCGGGCCCGGGGAGCCGCTGGCCGAAGCCGCGATGCGGCATCTGCTTCCGTGCGCCGGGCCCGACATCGCGCCGGGCGAGATCCTTCTGTTCCGCTGGCGTCCGGGCGTCGCGGCCAAGCACCTGGCGATATCAACCGATCCCGGCTGGATGATCCACGCGCACGATGGCGCCTGCGTCGCCGAGGTGCCGATCTCGGCCATGTGGCGGCGCAAGATCGCGTTCCGTTTCGCTTTTCCCGACCAACGCTGA